CTGCTTCGCGCTGCATATCATCCCAGGTAAGGCGATTGTCTCGACCAATCCGGATTCGGTAGATATCAAAGATGGGAAGTTGGTTGGTGTGACGTGGGGCACCATTGACGAGAAGTAGTTTACAAAATCTGAGTTTAAAATTATAATTCCTGTGTTGCTCGTCGTGGGGGCAACACAATCGAACTCATCTACTCCGTAAAGGGGCCTTCCTAGCGACCGACCACGACCCGGTTGCTAGGGGCATTTTATGAAAGGAACATACATGAGCTTTTGGGAAAAAATTAAGTATCTAATTGTTGGATTCTACAAGCATTTCACTATTACTATATTTACTAATTTGTGGCTATTTTTTACCTTTGCCACGATTAGTCAGCTTGGAAGAAATGAAAAGTTTTTGGAATATTTTGATGATATTAGCACAGAACATATCAGAACAGGAAAATTAGTAATAAGAAAGGTTACTGATGGATATGACGTGTATGAATTGACTGATGACAACATTGAGAAACTGGTTAAACGAAACGAATGGGAAATTGATCCTGACTTCTTAGATTTAATGCGCAGCTTTTTTATGGTATGTGCTAAAGTCAGAAAAGAGATTGAAAAAAATGTCTGATTGGTGGAGTATAGATCCAGAAACCATTGAACTGATAAAAGGAATAAAAAAGAAAAAAGGAAGAAAGAAAAAAGAGGAAAAAGATGACGAAGATAAATTATCTAAGAGGGAACGCGATAGAACCGATAGGTGAAGGGAAAAAGATAATATGTCACATTTGCAATAACGTAAATAAATTTGGAGCAGGTTTTGCTTTAGCAGTTAGAAGAAAGTGGCCAAAAGTTGCTAAAGAATATTTTAATTGGTTTGAAACGAAAGAAAGCGAATTATTCGGTAGATTCCAATTAGGTAATATGCAACATGTACCAGTAAGCGATGATACTTGGATTTCAAATATGATAGCTCAACATGGTATCAGAAATAAAAACAATTTACCTCCAATTAGATACGACGCGCTTGATACTTGCTTATTTGAGGTATATAAATTTTCTTCAGTTCACAACTGTTCTGTACATATGCCAAGAATTGGATGTGGACTAGCTGGTGGTGAGTGGAGTAAAATAGAACCATTAATTCAAAAAAACATTTGTAACAGAGGAGTGGAGGTATTCGTATATGACTTTGAAGGCCGTGAATAAAAAGGAAAAGATCAAAAAACTGGAATCTGAGATTAAACGCCATATCGAATTGTATGAGCAAGGTATACCAGAAATTGAAGATGCAGAATATGACGGATTAATTATAGGGTTAAAAATTCTTGATCCTCAGAATAGTGTATTCAATATCATCGGACATAAAGCAAATGATGCAGATGTCAAGCATACAACACCAATGTTATCTTTTGAAAAGGTACACACCGTTGAAGATTGTACCAAATGGATCAAAAAGAAACAGAAACGATTTATTGCTACACCTAAAATTGATGGATTTTCTGTCGATTTAATGTACAAAGATGGCAAACTAAACCAGATTAGTTCAAGAGGCAATGGTGAATTTGGTAAAGACTATACCCATTTCATCAATCACTTGTCAGATACGTTTGTAACAGAACTTCCCATTGAAATGTCCTGTCATGTTAGAGGTGAAGCCAATGTAAGTAGCAAAAATTTCGATATCCTCAATAGTAAGGAATGGAACGATTTCTCAAATAGACGTAACGCTTGTCCTGGGATTTTCGGCAGAAAAAATAGTAATTTAGAAGATGCATTCTATGTTGACTTCTTTGCTTATAATATTTTGTTTGACGGATTCGAAACTAAACATGAGAAAATGAAATATTTGGAAAGTCTTGGGTTTAAAACTGTGGATTACACAGAAGTTACCGAACCAACCCAATCAGACATTAAACCTATTATCAAAAAATGGACTGATGAAAGAGACGACTTGGATTATATGATTGATGGTATTGTATTTGAGATTGATGACCTTGCCATACAGAAGAGTCTTGGTGCAACTGATCATCACCCTAGATACGCTGTTGCTTATAAATTCCAGAGTGAGTCTGCGACAACTACACTCAAAGACATAGAGTGGAAAACCAGCAGGTTGGGTTCTGTTAAGGGTAAGGCTATTTTAGAGCCAGTAAACATTGGAAATGTAACAGTTCAGAGAGCAACGGTGCATAACGCAGACTTTGTCATGGGATATCGAGATGGCATTATGACTGAACCTCCTCTAGCTTTGGGTTCATCTATCATTATTAGTCGAAGTGGAGATGTTATTCCTAAAATTGAAAAAGTTATTGATACTTTTGGAAATAATATACCATATCTTCCGATGCAATGCCCCTCATGTCAGACTAAACTAGTTAAGAATGGACCTGATCTGTTTTGTTCTAATGAGGATTGTCCTGCCAGAACTTTTAGATCTATTCTTCATTTTGTACAAACATTAGAGATCGAAGATTTGAGCGATAAGCGATTGGAAGAGCTTGGTATTGAAAGTGTCTCAGAATTGTTCCAGCTATCCTCAGATGACATCAAGGTCAGAATGGACAGATGTGGGGATAAGCTGGCTGACAAGTTGTACAAGAATATTCAGGACAAAATCAAAGTTCCTTTTGCAACTTTTCTACGATCTTTAAATGTTAAGGGATTAGGAAAAACTGTCAGTAAAAAATTGGCAAAACATTACAATTCTTTGAACTCTTTTATTGATGATGCAATAAATGGTAACGCTCCTCTGATAGAAGGTATTGGTCCAGTGATCTGGAAAAATATAGAGGTTGCTTTTGTTTCTGAAGGAAAATCAGAAACAGCTTTTGGTCTTTTAGATGTTGGAGTAGAAATTTTTCATGAAGAAAAAAAAGAAGTTACAGATGGTTCTATTCAAGGGAAAACTTTCGTAATTACTGGTACTCTTTCTAAGCCCAGAAAAGATTTTGCACAGATCATCGAAAACAATGGTGGAGTAGTATCTGGATCTATTAGTAAGAAAACCGATTACTTGCTGGCTGGTGAATCAGCAGGGTCTAAATTGACTAAAGCTGAAAAACTTGAAGTAAAGATCTTGACAGAGGAAGAATTTCAGGCTATAATAAAATAAGGAGGTAGATGATGGGCATTGAATACCAAGTAATGTTTTTTGAGGATTTTGATTGGAACCACAAAAATAAATCAAAAAAGGAATATATTGCCGATTTCAGTGAAGCTATTCCACATGCTGAATTGGTTGGTAAATGGTATGGTTGGTTAATTTTTGATATTGACAAAACACATGTTTGCGGTAGCGAGTTCAAAGATAAGCTGAAACAAGCAGGATTTGTTTTTGATCTGGCCTTTTATGTTGATCATCAAAATCCAGTTCCAAAACAATTATGCGAGGGGGAAAATGAAGGAAACAGAAGTTGCTAGCATAGTTGTAAAGTATTTAAGAAGCAATGGATGGGAAGTATATCAGGAAGTTGTCGTAGGTAAAGACGCCTGTGATATTGTGGCTGTGAATGCAGATGGTGATACGTGGTGTATCGAAGCGAAAGTTTCTTTTACGATAAGCGTAATCAGGCAAGCCTACAAATGGAGAAACTATGCAGATTTTTATAGTGTTGCGGTTCCTCCTATTAAGCTTAAACGATTCAATAGAGATCGTGATTTTGCAGAGAAGATATGTAAGCACTTCGGAGTTGGAATAATATACGCTAAAGGTGGATGTTCATTTGTTTCTGGCGAATCATTTACTGATAAAAGGCATGATATCAAGGATCATCTCAGAGAAGAACAAAAAGATTTTTGTGAAGCAGGTTCAGCAAAGGGCGGACAGTTCACAGAATATAAAGGTTCAATCACAAAGATAAAAGCGTTAATGAATGACAATCCTGAGAAGTGGTATACGATCAAAGAGATAGTTGAAGTTTTAGGTAGCTTGCATTATCGTACAAAAAATTCAGCATTACAGACCCTAAGAGAAAGGCTAAGGATTGCCGAGAAGAAATGGTGTAAAGCAAAGTTTGAGAAAGGTAAATACATGTTTAAGGTGAGAGATAATGAATAAAGTAAAAAAGTTTGGTTTTATTGGTCCACCATCTAGTCGTAAGTCAACACTGGCAAGAGCAGTATCCGCAAAGTTGAAGGCTAACAAAGTTGATGCGGAATATGTCCCTGAATATGCAACACATTTTATTAGAGAATTTTCTCCAATAGTTGATATTGGTGAACAATATTTTGTAACCGATAAGCAAATAGAGTTTGAAAATAGAATTAAAAAAGTTGATTGTTTGATTTCTGATTCTCCTCTTTTGCTTGGGTGGATCTATTCTGCACTTTTTTATCGTGACCTAGAACCGAAACATAAAGAGATGTATTACAATCTCATGAATAAGATTGCTAAGAATGCATATTATACTAAGCTGTTTGTGTTGCCACCTAGAGAGAATCCAGATCCAAGTCCTGCCAGAGATGGGAGAACAATGGATGCTGAAACACAGAATAAAGTGTATACATTAAGTAAATCGTTATGTGAATTGTTGCAGATCGAATATGTTGAGGTTGATAATTCAGATACTGAGGCTAGTGCAATATTAGTTACTGATATTATTATGAAAAGTTTGGGAGATTAATATGAGAACTATCATCGGAATTAGTGGTAAGAAACAAAGCGGTAAAGACACAATGGGATCTATCCTTGTCGAGAATTTCGGATTCAAGAAAATTGCCTTTGCTGATAAGATAAAAGAATTAGCATCTGATCTTTTCGATGTGCATATTCCAGAGGTGCATGGCCCTATCCACGATGAGAAACGAGGAGTTCTAAAAGACATTGGAGAACTTCTACGAAAAATCGATGACAATATATGGAATAATCAAGTTGCCAAAAAGATTATAAAATGGAAATCTGATAATATTGTTGTCACTGATATTCGCAGAAAAAATGAAATAGAATTCTTGAAAAGATTTGAAGATGACCATACTCGTGTATTAATCTTGAGATTGCTAAGGAACAGTGAGTCCAGATCCGATTCACACGTAACAGAGAGAGACTTAGATAATTATCCAGTAAGCAAGTATGATATCATATGGAACAATAGCAAGGGAAGTTTCGAAGATTACAAAGTAGAAATCAATACAAGGTTTTCAAATATTATGAGGCCACTTTGCATTCATTGTGAAAGAGTTGTTGACAGATCGGATACTTCGAGCTATAATATATTAGAGAAAGACGAATACATTCATTACGAGTGTTCGTTGCAAATTTTAAACGGAGGATTCTAAATGTTCTTTGAGGTGTTGCAAGTTTTAGGTGCGTTACTGCTTTTCTTCTCCTACTTCCCGCAAATTTTGCAGGTTAAGAGGACAAAGAGAACACAGGACATTAGCTTTAACTTTCTTCGCCTCTTATTTACAAGTAATTGTATATTTGTGATATATTCGTTGTATCTCATTATAACGAAAGACACAGGATACTCTTTAGTCGTAACTAATCTTTTGGTAACGTTTTCTCTTGGATATCTTATGTTGACAGTCATCAAGGAGAGAGTACATGAAAAGCGAAAAACAATTACGAAATGAAATTGATGGATTAGTAGATCTGAATTACTCTATCAGCAAAAGCGCAAAAATGATGGACTATGCACATGATACCGAAACAAGCGAAAAGGTAGAAGAGATTCATGAAAATAATATTAGGATTAAAATATTGAAATGGGTATTGGAGAAAAGTGATGATTGAAAAGATTCGTAAAACAAGAGAATACTTAGATTACATAGAAGAACATTACAATAATGTCCAAAAGGCTTGGAAACTGGTTCAAGAAAAATGTAAAGATATGAGATTTATTTTCGATGATTATGTCTTCAAAACTTTGGATATTGAAATAAAAGATCATGATGGTAGCAAATTATCAATGGAAGAATTTGTACCATATAGAGAATTTTTCTATCCAATAGATGAAACAGAAAAAGAAAATGCTGAATTTGATCTGGCATGGAACAATCACAAATTAGAAAATCCGCATCATTGGCAAACTTGGACCAAATACCCTAGAGTAGATTACATAGAAATAGATCTTGTTCATAACCTAGTTGATTGGATTGCAATGGGATTGAAATTTGGTGACACTGCTAAAAGTTATTACGAAAATAACAAAGAAAAGATAACTCTTCCTGAATGGGCTATTAATATGATGTACGAAATTTTTGATAGAATTTATTCGGGTTAATAATGACTCCTAACATACTTACATTTGATGATCCAAAAGAAAGTGGTTGGTATATAACTTTCGCAGTTATTGATAGAGATAGAGAAAAATTATCTAGATCAAAAACTTATAAAACTTTCGACAGCATACTTTCAAGAATTGAACCAAAAATGTTATATTGGCATGATGATGAGTATTGGCTTTTCGGATATGATCATTACGATTATCTCCGAATGATGGAGCCTTTAAGTATAGATATTGAAAGAACATTTGGGATAGGTGAATAATGATAACAAAAGAAAAAAAAGACGGAATAAAAAAAAGTCTCCACAAAACTTGGAGAGTGATGTTCCGTTGGCTATCTCATAATAAAAAAATAGATAATGCTGCAATTTTCTTGATCGAGAATGCTACATTGATTGCAGTGGCTTTACTTTTCATCTTTGCCGTGTTCTTAGGTATGGAAACTAATCATATTAATCGTATGCTAAAAAACAGCAAAGCAAAAAATGAAATATTGATTTCGAATAATGTAGAATTAGCTGCCAATAACAATGGATTGGTAGAAAGAAAAGAAGAGCTTCTGAAAAAAATTGAGGTACTAAAAGCTAGCAACAGGAATCTTAACTTTATTCAGGGTTGCAATAAAAATGCTAAGTACATTAGAGTTGCTTCCAATGAATTCGGAGTAGATAAACATCTCATAAACTCTATAGTCTGGTGTGAATCTAGGTTCAATCCATTTGCGAAAAGCAACGCAGGAGCTATGGGAATGATGCAGTTGATGCCTCAGACTGCGGCAGTATCATGTAGATCTATTTTTATCATAGGTGGAGAGTTTGATCCAGAATTGATTTGGCATCCATTGTTCAATATTCGGGCAGGAACAAAGTACATAAGTGGAAAGATTCAAGAATACAAAACACTAGACGAAGCTTTGGCCTCCTATAATGCTGGAAGCGGAAATCTAAGGAAAGCAAAAAAACTTGGAGGAGAAAATTACAGACCATATTTGCCATTAGAAACTAAGTTGTATATTGACAAAGTTAAAAGATTCCAAAAGCTATCAAAGGAGTACTTCGAATGAACCAACTAGATGAAAAAGCGTATCGAATTAACACTGATGCTGAGAAATTTTAAAATCATTGGAACTTGAAAAAATGAGACGCAGAACTAAGTATTCGTTATCTATATCGAAAATTAACAATAAAGTCAAATTTACCTTGAATGTTTCTTAAAAATCGGTTATTTATATAATGGCGGAATGAACACATCATAAGGGATTACCAGAAGTGAATAGAAGAAATGGAAAAGAAAAGAAAAGAATTAAGAGATGCAATATGTCATATTGCTCGATCAAACTTTCCAGGAGCTTCTCTGTCGTTCATGAAGAAGAGTCTAAAAAATGCGGGATATATAGAGGAGATAATTGATTCTGAAATAGCGTATATGGTAAGTGAAAACTTCCTTTGGATCGGTATAGACCAAAGAATATGTATCAGATAATACTTGACAAAATGACAAATTTTAGCTATAATACAATAGGACAACACTTTGCCTGTGATGCACAGCTTAGTATTGTTACGCCTGAACGTGGTACTTCTGGCTAATCAACTATTACCAAAATAATAGTTCTGATTAGCCGCGATAAGCGGCTTTAATTTTGCCAAGGAAAAGGAATATGAAAGAAAAAACAGAAGAACAAAGTACTAAAGAGTTGATGGATAAAATATACAAAGAGTCATTAATCGACAAGTTTGAGAATAAAATTATTAGCAAACTTTCTGAAAAATGGAAAAATATGTATTACACTATTCGAAGATTCGTTGTGGGAGTATCAGAGTTACCAAGAAATGTGATGCATCTAGTACAAACAATTTTTAGAGGATATTCAGACTTCGATACTTGGAACATGACCAGTCATCTCTCTAAGTTGATATTGAAAAGATTGAAAGCGTTTAAAAAGCTAGAAAAAAGTGGCATTCCATGTATGGTATCTGAAGAAGGCGAACCTTGGGAAAATGGCGTTGAACGATGGGAAGAAATTATAGATAAAATGATTTGGTCGTTTGAATATGATTGTGGAAACAGAGTTTTCAATGAAAAATATAAGTATGTCATATACGATGAAGACGGCAGTATACAAGATTTCGACAAGGAACTAGAAGATAAATTAGAGAAAAGATATCATGAAGGACTAGAATTATTTGCAAAATATTTTGATGCTCTTTGGGATTGATAACATAATAAAATAGTGGGGGATTAGCTCAGATGGGAGAGCGCCTGCCTTGCACGTAGGTTGTCATCGGTTCGATCCCGATATTCTCCACCACATAAAATATAGAAAGGGTATGGGACTAAATGAAAGATTTTGCTATAAGTATAAAATCGCATTGTAAAACTAATCATGGTGAATCGTACAATAAGTATACAGGTGAAATGGTACTTGATGTAAAATTGTGTAAATGTATTTTTCGGCGCACAAAAGCGTTTCAAGACGGTAAAGAATACAATTTAATCCATTGCGGAATAGCTGGAAATCCTTTGATTTGGGAGTTAAACCCTCATGGATAGAGGCGAGAGAAGACGCAGATCAGAAGCGAAGTTTGAACAGAGAAAGAAGTCACGAAAAGAATCTTGGGACGGTTGGTTCACAGGCAATTCAGAAAAGAGTATGAAGTGGTTGAAAAATACACCACATCCATGCAATTGTACAATGTGTCAGAATCCTAGAAGAACTGGATGGGGAGACAAGCATACAGTACAAGAAAGAAAAGCCGGGGAAAGTTTTGAGTGCCAATTAGAAGATTTAGATGAAGGAGATCAAATGTAAGTAGCACAGTCCACGTATTTTAATAAAATACAGAAGGAGTGTGTCTATGAACCGAAAACAATTGATCGAAGAACTGGGAGAAGCAACTTATTTGCTATACAAAAAAATCGTTATTGAAGGGCGTAACAAGTATAACAGAGAAGTGGTTGATGCGACTAGACAAGTAAAAAAGTTGCAACAAGAGATATTTGAAATAGAAATGAGTGGGGTGGTCATATAGTGGACTAATATACCGGGTTTTCATCTCGGCAACCGGAGTTCAATTCTCCGTCATCCTACCAAAAATTAAATAGAGGATTAGTGTAGTGATAACACGAATGGATTTGGCTCATTAATCAGGAGTTTAATTCTTCTATCCTCTACCAAGTAAAATAAAATATCTGGGAGTAAGGGAGATTAAATTATGTGTGGTTATTGCGAACCAACTGAAGAACAAGTACGCAAAATTGAAAAGCTTAAAAATGCCACGGTTAAGCAATGGGTTTCAAATATAAAAGAAAATATACCTGATGCGAAAATGTTCATAGAAGTTGTATCTGGCGGATGTGATAGACATGCATGTCAACATAAATGCTTAGGATTCACTGGAGAGAAGCCAAAACACATAATGTCTGAAAGTGAACTTACTAATGCGTTGAAGTTTGCAGGTATGCTTGATCTTAAACCAATCCTATATGGAATGGGAGATCCATCAAAGTTTAATTGGAAATCTTGGCTAAAGAAGCGTGCAGAGAAATGGGAACCAATAGGAGGGGTAATAAATCTTGATGTTGAATCAGCATGTATTTTGGCATCTGATTTTATTGACTTTGAAACCCATGTCAACATCGTTCCCTGGACTGTTGATGAAGTAATTTCTGTGAATCGCTTTATCGCAGAAAACCAGTGGTTAAGGCGTGACATTTCAGTTCAAATCCCAGTTCAAAATGATGTCCCATGGCTTAGAATGGCAGAGATATATATGTTTAGTAAATGTTCTGTCGAATTTAATTCCTTAATGCCATCAAGTGACAATAGATACATATCTGCTAAGGAATTCAATGAAACTTTGCAAAAAATAGGTATCAAAACAGAAGCAAAAGGATACAAACTAAAATCTGGATTTAAACCAGTCATTGAAACATGCAAAAGTGTCAAAGATGGATACAAGGTTAAGATGCGAAGATGTTTTCATTCAGAAACTCGTATTGAATTATCGGTGACTGAAAAATTCATGGAAAAAAATGACACAAGATTGGCAAAAAAGTTAAGTGATTTTTCGATATCAAAAACCGACTGTAATAATTGTAGTGATATCGCATGGTATTACAAATATTAAATAAGTTGGCAATAGGGAGTAATAAATGTCAGAAATAAGAGGACTGGGAATAAAAACAGGAATAATTGATGATGACCCATTTGCTTCGATGAGCGAAGAAGAAATAGAAGAAATGTTAGAAGCATTATCTCCTATGGCCAATAAAGAAGAAGAAAACGATTGACAAGTAGCTCGGAATGAGCTATAATACAGTATATTACACGGTGGGCTTGGCGTGTTCTTAGTTTTTGCCTGGTGTTAGTAAGGTATACATGAAAGCATCGGAACCAAGCCCTATTAAAAGAATAAGTGCCTTCTTAGCTCAGTTGGTAGAGCTGTAGTTTTGTAAACTTCAGGCCGACAGTTCAATCCTGTCAGAAGGCTCCATTATGTGGTTTTTATGCACCGGGTTTTCCACTTAAAAAAACTGGTATAATAGAAATTGAGCGGGAGTAGCCGAATGGCATAGGCGTCTGATTTAGGATCAGAAATTTGGAGTTTCAAAAAGCAATATATGCGATATAGTTAAAAGAAGAAGTTGGAAACATATATAGAAATAGCCCAGTACCCCAATGGCAGAGGGAGCGGTCTTAGAAACCGTAAAGTAAGAGTTCAAATCTCTTCTGGGCTACCAAATAAATATTATGGCGTCGTAGACGACTAAAGTAGATCGGTTGAGCCGTAAACCCAAAGGGCGAAAGCCTCCGAGTGGGTGTGATTCCCTCAGGCGTCACCAGAATTAAATAAATGGAAGGGTGGCTGAGTCTGATTTAAGGCGGCGGTCTTGAAAATCGCAGGATGAAAGTTCCCTGGGTTTAAATCCCAGTCCTTCCTCCAATAATAAAATAGCGTAGAAGGGTGACAGAGTGATAATGTGCTGGGTTGCTAACTCAAGGCCGTCCATTGGATGCGTAGGTTTGATCCCTACTCCTTCTGCCAAAAAATATTGTTCCAGGGTAACATAACTGGTTATGTAGCGGATTGTTAATCCGAAGATTGTAGGATCGTACCCTACCCCTGGAGCCACTTTTAGAATTAAATGGTGAAAATCATGGAATATAAAAATACCAACAGAGAAAAGAAATTAGTTGCTAAAAAGAAGAAGTTTTGGTGTATGTGTTGTGATGCTCAACTAGTTACTGAAAGCGTTAAGTGTCCTAATTGTTCATACATTAATGGTTCTAAACGTTGTAAGACAGGATTAAGAAAAGGCGCTTAACATGGATAGAAGGATATAGAGATTAATACTACATTGTACTTGTGTTTATATTTTTAGTTCCGTTAGGAATTAAAATGCACGAAAAATACAACGCTAAGAAAGGAGGTCTAGTAACGTGGATAAAATAAAAAGAAACGGATTGCTCGACACACTCAGAGTGCTAATTGAAGTAAAACGTACGCTTGGTTTCTCACAAGATATTTATGACGAGAATGAAAAGCGAATCAAAGAAGCTCTGAACGACTTGAAGATGGTGGATTAATTGACAGAGTGGGGCATCTATCTTCAGATGCCCCACTCTCTAAGGATTAGACATGGATACTTTTAGAAGGTTGACTAATGTATCAGTTGGAGTAGGTGGATGGAAGTGTCGTTGCTGTGGACCAAAACCAGAAGATAAGGCTCAGTATCGTAGAATGGGTGGAGCTAGAATGAAAGCAGATCTTATCCGTGAAGTTGATGAGTATGAGAAATATATGGCTGATCTTGAAAGAGATGAGTATGAGATGAGTGAATTAGAGATGTATGATAACGAAGATTATTATTGCTTGTTTTACGGCGAAAATTTTGAAGAAAACAATTAGATAAAAGGAGAATGTTATGCTCAGTTTAAAAGAAATGGTTAAAGACAATAAGAAAGCAAGGTTTGTCTATTTTAGAGACAACGAACTATTCTACAAAACTGAGGATGATTTTCTTTTTTCTGTTCCGGTAAGCGATGTTGGCAAAGGTACATTTAATGCGGAAGAGAAAGCTATTCTGATGATGAGATATATCAGGAAGCAAATGGATTCTATCAAGAAAGAAGAAGAGTTAAGGAAACAAAACACTTTGAGTTAGCTTGGAATGCAATCCTTGCGCAACAAGGATCGTCTGGCTTAAAGCGCCGCCCTGTCACGGCGGAGATCATTGGTTCAAATCCAAGTACCCCCTGCCATGACAAAGGAAAGGTAAATGATATGGATGAAAAACTTATAAAAGCAATTTTCTCAGCAGGATTTAGATGTGGATACAGAAATGGGAGTGATAATGCTACTTCCTATGAATGGGGATGTGGAAATTCTGAACCAGATAATGCAAATGAATCTTGGGAAAAAGATGTACAATATTACATGGATACAGAAACAAGTCTAAAGTTAGATATTGATGATCCGGATAGTTGGGAAGATATTCCATGAAAAGGAGAAAACTATAAACCTAGCAGAGTACGAAAAAGAGTTGAGAGAATGTCAATTTGTTTCTCCGCGAAAAAAATATAATCCTATCCAAAAGGTTATCAGAGCAATTAAGCTCAGATACAAGTTGATAAAACGTAAGAAACGTGTTATAAAATAAGTGAGGAGTGAAGGAATGGCTGCAAAGATTTCAGGGGAAAAGGGTAATCAAATTTATCATTGTCCTAAGTGTGGTAAGGAAGCTAAAAAAACCAAGTTTTTCAAAAGTGGAAAAGGTATAATGGCTTATGATTGTAGTAAATGTGGTATCATCGGAAACAGTGGAAATAAACTAGATTAAGGAGAAAAGTATGTCAGAAGTGAAGGACGCAAAACGAAAAGAAGTGATCGAGTATTTCAGATCCAAGGACTGCGTTGAAAGTGATTCAGGGGCAAAAGGGGTAACATTTAAAACCAAAATTGAAAAAATTAAAGGTTCAGAGAGAGAAATGGCACGAATCTCTATTATGACAAAATCTGGATTGAATTATGTAGCTGACAAAGTAATTATCAAGGACTGGCATGCCGAATTGCACAGTGACGATACTTCTATTTTGGTAGGTCTTGATGAGATTACTCAGTACGCAGTAAAAGAAACCATGACTAAATCTGGTCTTGTGTTACCTAAATGAGTGAAACCGAAAAACTAAAACAAGAAGTAGAAACAGTTTCCAATATGGAATCAAGTGTTATTAAGATTAATCAGGGAATACCGACGCCAAAATTGGATATTAATTCTGATCAGCATGCCATGATTAGGTTGGATTTTAAATCTGATAATACTTCTTCTCGCAAAAAAATATTGTCTATCAAAATTGAAAAAGATTTATGGGATAACTCCCTGTCAAAATGGGAAAAGATTGTACTACGTATCGTATTTCAATTCTTTCCAGGTTTTGAATTAATTATTGTTGAGTAGTCTATATTTGATATGTTTATTTGGGTCATTTTTACGATGGCCCATTTTTTTTAAATAAAAACACTTGACAAACACTCCGATTTAAGCTACAATAAAGCAGAGGAATAAAATGCTAGAAGTTACACAGTGTACGGAACATGCTTTAATCGATTTGTTGAACGTGGAAATTTTAAGGTCAACACTTTAAAAGAAGAGGTAGTTCTAAAACATAAAATGATTGACATGGCCAACTCAGGATTCCCATCCATTCCTAGCATGGGCAAAGGGAGAGTACTTCATTGCTACGAGTATGAAGGGTTTAAATTTATGGTAAGACCATTAAATAGAGAAGAAGCAGTAATAATAACGGTGGTGAAGGAGTAGTAATGGAAACTTTGATTCAATGTAAAATTTGTGGGGATTGGATAGAATATAATTGCGTGGATTATTCAGATTTAGAGAATTGGCAACCAGATCCTGATATAATTCCTGGAACAATTTATGTAATCGAACATATGATTTGCCCGGATTGCGTAGAAAGTGATTAGAAATGAATGATTGGGCTGATAAACTTGACGATATTGTCCACGATTTTAGTCTGTTATGTGACGATTTACACGGGCCTGGAACTGAAATAGAGGAGCAGGAATGTTTGAGGCTTAACCATGACCTTTCCGCCCTGGCTTCCGAGATCCGGGCCAACGCAGGAGAGGTAGAGACTCTCTGGACGATAATCAAGGCCGAAGTGAAGAAAACAGATCCCGAATGGGTGGGCGAACATTGTAAGCGGTGTGGCCGTGCGATCTATACCGTTTGGGGCACCGACCCAGAAACATGGGCCGACGTGGTGGGGGAAGAAATATGCCTTTGCCTCGACTGTTTTGCAAAAATAGCTAGCGAGAAGGGGATATGCGTGCCGTCCCAATATGTAACTCTTGACTTGCCATTGCTGCCAATTAATCCAAGGACAACCGAAAATGACTGAATCACTGGCGGCGAGGGTTGGGAAGGTAGTTGATAAATTCCAACGAGCCCTTGACGAATTTTACCCAGACGACATTGACGAAGAATACCACGGCGAGGTTAGTTGCTGGTCGTCTGTGCTGACTGAACTCCGCGCAATAGCCCAGGAGCTTCGCGGGGTTGGGTGGGTGAAGGTTGAGGATGGGTGTGCGATGCCGGAGGACTCACGAACTGTCCAAATTGCATTCACGAACTTGGGAGAAGATAGGCACATTGTTACCCAAGGATACTATTCTTCCAAAATGGGGTGATTTAACGAGATAGGAGCCCCTTTCATGGATGCCGAGAGGTTCGGTTCGGAGAGGGAAACCTTAACCCACTGGCGCGAACTCCCCGAACCACCGGAAAGCGAGGCGGGAGATGATTGAGCTTAAAAATTGCCCTTTCTGTGGTATGCCGTTTCACTCAGAAAGCAGCGACGGTTACACGCTCTACAAATGCGGACTTGAATACAACAACGCTCTGGGGATTTCCAGATACGACAACTCGGCTTGTGAGAAAATCAAGGCGCTACAAAAAAAACTGGAAGAACTCAGAAAGCGCGGGGAAAGGGTGCTGGCTTTGAAGATTGTCGAGGGGTGCATAGCTGATGCGTCTTACAATTTGGGATGCAAGGACACAATACAAGAATGCCAGCACATACTGAGAGGGGAGAAACCATGAACGATTGGGCTAATAGGTTGGATGAGATAGGAGACTTGGTACAGACACAGCAAAACCTAATCAAAAATCCGATCATCGTCGAAGCAGAGAAGCGACTCCGCGCCCTGGCTTCCGAGATTCGCACCCTGGCCAAGCCTGCCGTGTGGACCAAGGATGTGCCCGGTGTTGAGGGCTGGTATGAAGTTATTTACAAGGACGTGGGGGATACGTCGTTTCGAGATGCGTATTATTGGGATGGTGCTTGCTGGTGTTACAATTCGGCGTGTGAGGTAGCCGAAGATTTGGAAGTGATTGGCATTGTGAGGTTTTGATGCCTGGACCTTTCGACCTGGAACCGAAAGGAAAAGATGAATGAAAATATTAATCGTGTTATTTATTTTATTAGGAATAATGGGATGTAATTCGCGTTCTTACCATCAAAAGTCAGATCATAACCCAGGTCCATTTATAGTATCTGAAATAGACTTCGGCAAGGTAATATCTTATGAACAATTGCCTAACTGGTGGCAAAGCTATACAAATATAACAACTGCTGAGGGTTCTTTTAGAATTGCAGGTATGCGCATCATAACCACCGGAACCCCTGTAATGTTACGTACATATGATAATGGCGTACAAAATGTTAATGTTGGTGATATTGGATGGATGCGTGTTCAATGAATAATTTATCCAATTTGAAACTGTTAGATCCTCGAATTTAAAAGAGAAAAGAGACAAATTGACAACACAATACGAAGAAAAACTAGTAAACAAATTGAACACAATCGCTTCAATTAGGACTAATATGTTAATTAGGCAAATCCCTTCTTTAGCTAGGCACAGAGAAGATATAATTGGTGATGCGTGGATAATGATCATGAAGTTCATTAAAAATTATGATCCAGAAAAATCATCTGTAACTACTTTCATTTCTGAAGGTCTTAGGAAATTTCTATATCACAAAATAATGACGAAATATATCAAGAAAACAAAAAAAGAGATTCAGATGTTGGATGATAGTTTATTTTACGTAAGTGACGATAGACAAATGAATGACATATTAGAAGTGGAGACATTGATCGATTTACAAAATAATTTAAAAGATGAAAACGCACTAATAATGAAATTGTACCTAGGTTTAGGTTGTCAAAAACACAAATACAAAGAGATTGAAAGAGGATACGGACATCTCATTGGAGAAGGTAAAGTGAAAGAAAGTTCCAGAAGAATAGTCCACAACCTTAAGAAATCAAAAAGAAAAATGAGAGAAGTGACAATAAATGAAACGAGTCACTGAAGTTAAGACTGGTAGTTACAGAGGAGAACTTCCCTTTGGAACGAAGCTATCCTTTAAAATAGATGGGACAAGGCTTATAGTCCCAAAAGATGGATATGAGATGTTTATAACTAAAGATGTGACCGGATTCAAGACAAATGACATAATAATGAAAAGAACTTATCTTGTTAAGTCAGGTAAAGATGAGAGCAAATTTACCATCATAGGATCTAAATTCAAAAAAGAGATTAAAATGTACGATGCGATTATTGATAGAAAAGAAAGTAAAGATGAAGAGAAAGAAGTGAAAGAAGAAGCAAAAAAAGAAGAAAAGAAAGACGAAACAAATGAACAACTAGAACTAATTTAAATAGTAATAGTTCCCACTAATTTTCGCCTAGTTTTATTTTAAAAGCTGGGCATATTTTTTTGCGCATACAGTTAAATATCTATATGGGAGATAATGAATGAAACCAATAATTGCAATATCAGATATACATGGAGAATATAACAAACTTTTAGAGCTTTTGGAGCTTGTAAAATATGATAAAGAAATGCATAGACTTGTTTTTTTGGGCGATTATGTGGATCGTGGACCGGATAGTAGATTAGTCGTAAACAAGGTAATAGAATTAGTTAGAGATGGTGCTATAGCATTACGAGGAAATCATGAAGCACTTTTCATGAACGCATTCCTGGATAATGACTATTTTAACACTACCAATTTCTTAAATAATGGCGGTGACAAAACAATGGAATCATATGGAGTAGAACAACTCAATGATGTACCTCATATAACGGATTTAGTTTCTCACCTGAACTTTATTAAGGGATTGCCATATTTTCATCAAATAGATAACTACAGATTTGTCCATGGAGGCGTAGACACTAAGTTGCCATGGGAAGAACAAGATGGTGATGATTGTACTTGGATTAGGAAGAAGTTTTATGGACTCAATAATTGGGATGGTAAGCTTCCTGGCGATCCATCGTCCCATATGTACATACATGGTCATACCCCAACTTTCTTCGAAGCAGAGGACAGAACAGGGGAGTTTTCAGACAAGGTAGATGCTATAGTCACTGACTACAGAATTAATATTGATTGTGGAGTAGCATATAATGGAAGATTATGTGCGTTAATGTTGCCTGATATGAGGTTCTTTTACGTTTAATGCGAAAAAATATATACATAGTAACTGGTATGCCAAATTCAGGAATAGATAAAATGGTCAGGATTCTTGACATATCTGGACTCGATGTATCAAATAATGCTCATAATACATATAATTTTGAAGGTCAGGAAAAAAGGGTGATAAAGCTAGTATCCAACCTTTTATTCCAACTTCCTCAAAAATACAATTATAAAATAATTTTCATGGAAAGCGATATAGAGAGCTGTGTTGGTTTTGTCGAAAAAGATAAAGACATAATTGTTGATAATCTCTCTAAACATTTGGGAAGGATATCTAAATTTTTCCTTAATTCAGATAACGTAGAAATAGTAATAATAAGCTACGAATCACTACTTAAAAATCCTGGATCAGAATTACAGGTATTAAATGGTTTTTTTCATAAAAAACTTGACTTCAAAAAAGCAATAAAACAAGAATTCAAAAATAAATAAATACTGAATTTTAAATAAACATATATAAATTTTAACACAAGAATTAGGGGCGTTTTCACGTCCCTTATTTTTGCTCTAAAACTATGTTTTCTTAATTTACTAACAATAATAATTACTATTAGAGGCGAAACTTACCATTTTTTTAACTAGATGTAAGTAGCTTTAAAACAAGGAAATATTAACTTTTGTTCAGAAAGTTGAAATTTTTCTGGGAAAAAGTGAGACTTTCTTGCATCTATGTAAGTAAGAGTATAATAAAAGACATATAAGAATGACTCTTAAATATATGCTTATGCTCTGAAAGAGCAATAAGCGAAAGCGAAGCTTTCAACTAAGTATAGTTAATATAGTATAGCTATTCTTATAAGAATCAATAAAGGAGTTTTCAATGAGTAAAAATGATTTGTGGATTTTTAAAATAGACTTTTGGAAAAGTGAAGATGATTTCGACGCGAAACAAATCCCTGCAATTGAATTGTACTGTTCTCCTTATAATGACATTACAATTGCATTAAGTGAATTTAGAGAAGAGATGACAAATAGAGATATAAGTGTTTTTTGTGTTGCTTCGATGGAATTAATTGGAAAAGGAATAGTAAAATGACAACAAATTTAGAAGTTAAATATGGACCTGGTGTAATAGGCGATAATTTTTCGGTAGAACCTGGAAATATTTCATTAGGAACATCACAGTCATGTTATCTTCCTTGGCCACCACATACATATAATTATGGGACTGTTTCTAGAATTATGAGTGACAAAGTTGTTGAGGGTGTAAGAATTGTCGAAATTGAAGTTCCTGGCTCAACCTGTGATGACGTAGAGGTTACATATGATAAGGATAAAGGCAATATTAATGTTGTAGCCAATGGAAAGCTACATATTAATGAAACTATCCGACAACCTAACACATCTAAGAAAATTAACGCATCAGTAATTAACGGAGTTTTGACACTCGATATCGAACTTAAAGATAGTGGGATTAAAAACATTGAAGTGAAAGAAGGCGTATGATGAGTGATATTAAAACGAAAGCAGTTATTAAACGTTACAGCGGGAAAAAGGACAACTTGGATGTAGTGTTTACATTTCAGAGAACTACTGATTTATTGGCTATTGTGGGCGACAATTGTGGTGACGTAATCACTGTTGGCTTGCAAGAATTAGAATCACCTCTGGATTCTGACGAAAAATAGAAATGAAACATATCACTCCAATAGAAGATAATGATCTAGTAATTTTTTCTGTGGATAATTTGTCTTTTATGGTTGATTCTGAAGATGGTAAGATAGGACATTATTTTGGCGGTTCTGGTTGGGCATCTTTTGGTGTTAACCCAGAAAACATAAAAAGAATAATTCAAAATGTGACTGGGTCGTAAATGAATTTCTTAGATTATTTTAAACATGATTATTATCACAATTATTTTGGCAAGGATAAATATTCAGATTATGATTTTTCCACATCAAAAAACGTTCTCAATTCTACTGAAGAAGAAAGAACTTTTGATTTACATCTAAAATTTATGAGTATGATTGAACTTGTTTCAGAAGAAGTTGAAGATGTAAAAATTAAAGATATAGAAAAAATTGATATTATCTTTTCTGTTGGTGAAAATAGTTTTATTTCTGATTCAGAAGACGGAAAAATAGGGACAGTTTATATGGGTTCTGGTGGTCCTGGAATTTTTCAAATAGATCCCAGTAAAGTAAAAAGGGTAATTTATTAATGAATTTTGTCGGCATAGATATGGCCCTCAATAGTACTGCGATCAGTAAAAGCGAGATTACCTGTAAAGCAGATTTTGTGTTTATTGACTCTTCGAAATTACGCGCATATCCGAGGATCATAAACAATGTTGAACACATAAGCAATTTCTTGAAGGGTTATGACGTAAGTGATACGTTAGTTGCTGTTGAGGGCTATGCCTTTGCTGGTAGTGGTAGAGGATTAGATATAGCTGAAAACGGAGGATGCATTAGGCGCATGGTTTGGGAAGTAGGATTTACTTTAATGGTTATTTCACCTCCTTCACTTAAAAAATATGTCACAGGGTTCGGTGGCGCAGATAAAAATGACATGTTGGATGTAGCGGTTGATAGTTTTAATTTCAATCCAATTTTCCTTGAGGGTTACAAAAAAACAGATGACATAGTTGATTCGTACCTTATCGGTAATGCTGCCAAACACATCTATTTAGGAAACGAATCAGAGATAAAATTTGATATATTCAAACAGGAAGAATCAGTATTCAATTTTATAGAAGCTTTACATAATAAAACATACGGCAAAAAGAAAAAGAAAAAGAAAAGAAAGAAAAAAGATGAAAAAATTAATAGTTGATGGAACTCCATATTGGTACAGAATTGAAAATGCTGCAAAATTAACTCTTGGCGTATTTTATCGTGAAGATAAAAAGGACAAATCATATCATGTTGTTAATTTAATTTTTAAGGATTCAGAAGTTACGGAAGGTCATGTCGAGTATTTTTTCAAAACCAAAGAAGTTCAAGAGAAAGTAAACGCCGGAATAAAGGCGATTCGTTTTGGACAGGAATGATCCAATGTACTTTAGCTTTGAGTTGGATCGATATAAAGATCCACATACTTATGCTTACTTCCATGTTTTAAAGACTCTCTATGGAGATGGTTTTGATTTGGAAAGTTTAATTGTTAAATCTGGGATATTTCACATTTTCGACACACTAAAAGAAGCTGGAACGGTAAATAGCTCAGAAATACTTGACAACATTGATCAGTACATTGGAGATGGCTTTGACGTTAGTACAGAATATTATGATAGATATGGATATAATTGATCTAATTAGGAGAAGTAGATGAAGATTTCAGTTTTGATGCCAATATTTAGTTTTGGAGCTAAGAATAGTTTAATGTCTACCTTTGCTTCGATAGCTAAGGAATTGCAAGGAATTCAGGCAGAGATTTTAGTAGCAGATAATGTAACATTTCAGGATGAGGATAAAAAGTTCTTAAAAGAACTTGAACAAAATAATATTATAACGATATATCCCTGGAGTGGGAAGTTTCGTCCAGCTAAAATCCTTAACTTTTTAGCACAAAAAGCCAAAGGTGAATACCTTTATTTCACCCATGCAGATTCTACTATATCGGATGATTTCTTCTCTAAAATGTTCGAATCTATTAAAAATTATGAGAATCCGTTAGGTGTTATTGGTCCAAATGTGGACGATATTAATGGTGCCTCCAAATATGGTATTTTCATGAATGAAAAATATGAACCAGCACCAATAGGGTCTTGTCCTAAAGGTGTTATCAGTGTTGATGCTGTTCCTTGGAATGGAATGATGATAAGAGCAGATCTATTCAAAGAGGTTGACGGTTTTGACGAATCGTATATTCAGAAATATTTTGACGTAGATTTGTGTCTGAGACTCAAAGAAAAGGGATTAGAAGTTGGAGTTTATTCCCAAATTAAGATAATTCATGTAGGATTTTGGAAGTTAAGAGAAAAGAGAAGTTATGCGCTACAAGATTACAAGAACTTTTTGCGTAAACATAACTCAATAGAAATTGATCATTCTTTTGAAGAGAGAATTTTAATTGTAAAATTGATGACTATGGGTGATTGTATATGTGCAATTCCTGCAATTAAAAAAGTAAGAGAAGAAAACCCAGACGCAATTATAGACTTGTTAACTACAGACGTTTATAAAGAAATCTTCCAGAATTTTGATTTTTACGATAATTTGTATAGCGTTCCTGGAATGAATAAAGAAAAATACAATAAAAGAATGCCAGAATACAATTTCTACGATACGGTCACATCAATTGCCATTAATTCGAAATCTTATGATAGGGTTTTGGAATTGAACGCTTTAGATCATCCAGGAGAGTACAAAAGAACTGGGATGAGTCTTGTTGAATATTATGCTATGTGTGCAGATGTTACACTAAATAAAGAAGATTTAAAGCCAGAGATGAGATGGACTAAAAGCGATGAAGATTTTGTAGATACTTTTCTTGACTCATATAGATTCAGAGATAAGATTGCAATTCACATGAATGCAGGATGGGATCTGAAAAACTGGGGAAAGAAAAATTATGAAGAACTTATTAAGTTGTTGAAGAATGGTTTAGAAGATCCGGTGTTTTTCGTCCTTGGAAATACAGATGATATAAGTGGAGAATCAATCGTTAATGTAGCTGACATATTTTCTTTTAATCAATTTGCATATTTTCTTAAGAACATGAATTGCTTAGTAGGGCCAGATTCAGGGTTTAGACATATCGCCTCTACGGTGGATTGTCCAAGTGTAGGGATATTTGGTTGTGCTAATCCTGCTGTAGCATTTTCTTATTCTAAATATAGTATTGATATTTTGCCTGGTTCTGGATGTGAAACTCCTTGTTTAATGACGACATGCGAGAAGTATGGTCCTGGTAAGAGTTGTACGCCTAATGTTAATCCTGAAATAGTTAGACAGTTAGTACTTTTTATTATTGCAAATCACAGAGAATTTACGGGAGTCAAGAATTTAATGATAGATCAACATCCCGCAAATGTGAAATTCGATGATTGGGAATGGAAATTTTATAAGGAAATTAAACGATGAACTTGGAAAAATTCGCACTAAATAGAGATTTTATTAATTATGATGATGTAGACAATGGAGATATTGGGGTGGTAATTTCTTGTTATAATCAGGAAAATACTGTTCCTTTTACCATTCATTCCTTACAAAAAGATGGATTTACAGATATAGTTGTTGCTGATGACGCTTCTACGGATGGGAGTGTTGAGGCAGCTAAAAAAATGGGAGTTAAGGTTTTAGTCAATAATTGCAAGAGTAGTAACTTTAACGCGGCTAAGATGTGCAATGTTGGTATTAAAAATATTGAATCTGAATATGTAATGTTTATTGATGCGGATTGTTTCGTAGCTCCAGGACTGAGAGATATGGCATTAAGTTCTATAGATAGAATGCATATGCTTTCATTTGGAGTGAGAAGAATCAATGATCCAAGAGATTTAAATAAATGGGAACCATCTGGAAGAGAAAAATGGTTCGGATCTCCACATGCCTGGGATTGGATTTGGAGAGTTGGTATGGTAGTACCAAAAAGTGACCTTATGAAGATTCATGGATTTGATGAGAATTTTATTTGGTATGGAGCGGCAGAATCAGACATTGTAAGAAGATTAGTGTATAATGGATATGTGAATGCGAAACAAATGCCAGATTCTCATATTTACCACATTGAACACAAGAAGTTCAGGCATCTGGAAAACAATAAAGATGCTGATACATCTGAAGGAAATATTTATTTTAACTCTAAAAATCCCGGTGTTGCTGTAGCGAATGTAAATAGGGAATGGGGCGTAGGTTATGATAAAGTATGATTTTTTCACGATAATAGTTAATTATTAATGTTAGGACTATATTTTTTTTGTTACTTTTCCGAATATAGTTTATAAAGGATTTATAGAATGATGAAATTCGATAAAGAGCTTTGTTCTGATGCTGTTAGATCTATGGTTGAGATAGTCAGCACAAAAGCCAGCAGATTCAAGAACAAAATAGAAAGAGAAGAGTTAATACAAGAATCGTATGTGATATTATGTAATAATAAAGACATGATCATTAATCGATTCAATTCTAATGTATTGGCCTTTTGCAGATATGGATTAAAGAAGCATTTATTGAATTATATCAGAAAAGAGAAAAAAGATCTAAGTTTTATTACATGTTCAATTAATGGATCAGAAATAAATCAATCAGATGTCGAGGGAATAATTTGGAACAAAGGCGTATTCTCTGACATGATGTTAAAAATAGATTTACACGATTCGTTGACAATGGATAAAATATCTAAAAATTTAAAACCAATTGAAGAAAAATTCCTGATTTTGCATTATGTTAATGGATATAATTGCAGAGAAACTGCCAAGATAATTGGTGTAGTTCCACAAAGGCTCACCAAAGTAAAGAAAGATACCCTAGAAAAAATAAGAAAGGTTTTCCAAAAAGATGAGTCAAAAGAGAATGAAGTTTAATCCAGATGGAACACCTATTGTAGAGGTTGTCGAAGAGGTTTCCGAGAAAAAGGTTGAAATAAAAAGAAAAGGCAGACCAAAAGGAAGCAAAAATAAGAATCCAGTATCCACAATTAATAGTCGCACAAAATATAGTCAGACAGAACAAGTAGATGATTTATCTGGATTGGATGAGAATAGCTTAAGTCATTTAGCGTTTGTTAAAGATATGTTCGGTCCAACTGGGAAAAAGAAATTTAAATACTATGTCGATCAATATATTGGACATTTGGACGCATATGTACTAGATAAAGCCTCAGATAGAAATGATTTGCATCTATCCATTATGGAATTGATAAATCAAATCGATTTATACGAGAAAAAAATGAAAGACCCAGATCTGGATATATCGAAACCGTATTCAGAATCTGTGGCTAGATATAATAGTCTTAAAAAGAATCTTGCAACTTCAAGGGTTGACAGGATTAAAATGGGAAAAGAAGAATCTGACTATAATTTCGCAACCATGATTAAGGATTTTAGAGCAGAGAGAAGAAAAGAACTTATGGAAAGAAATGAAGGATTTTTAAAAGATGAGCTTGCAGAATCTGATAAGAAAGCGAAACGAGACAAGAATTTAATAGTTGAATCAGGTCTAGATAAGAAGATAGCCAAAAAAGCAAAATAAACGTAGAAGTTGGAGCAATGTTAAAGAGTTTAGATATCAGTGGTGCGTTTCATTTATTGTCAATATTTTTAGTTTCTTTATTCGGAAGCTTTGATTTGGTAATAGTATATCTTTTTGTGTCTATCGTTTTAGAATCGATATCCGTAATAGTCAAGTACGTTAAGACAGATCCCTCTGGATTTAGCTTTAAGAAATTTATTTCAGGCTATTTTTGGAAGGTTGTAGTTTATGGTATTTTGGTTATTTCAGCTAATATTCTTGATCGTGTGATAGGTTTTGGTGATACTTCAATGAGAAACAATGTATGTGTTCTTTTGATATGCTTGGACTTTGTAAATATATTAACAAATGTAGGTAAAGCAGGATTCAAGAAGGAAGTTTCTCTTATTAAAGGTCTATTCAAAAATGCGAAAAATTTATTTAAGGATTACAAAGATGGTGATTAACGCAAGAACTAGGGTTATTGCTCTTATAGCCTTGATTACAATGGCATCAATAGGTATACCTCATGTTTTCGATAACGGTCCAGAACGCATAGTTGCGATGGTGCTGTTGGGAGTACTCTCATTTTTATTGATAAACAAATTCCTATATGGGCCAATTAATAAAATAGCTAAGATGATAGACAATAGGTCTAACAATATTTTTGAACGAAATTATCAAATAAAAAAGATCAGCTTTGACCAAATGGATCAACTCGTAGTTTCTGTTAACGGGTTGATTTCTAATTTTATAGGCATGGATACCTACAAATCGATACAGATGATACACTATTATTCCATGATGACCTCCCCTAAAATAGTTAGCAACATAATGATAATTACTAAAACCAGCAATTATTCGAATGAATTAGATGTAGTTAATTGCAAAAAAGACATAAAAAACATAATCAAAATAATCAGAGAAAAGATATATAAGAGAAATGAAGTATTAGTTGCTTCTTGGATATTGGATATTTGCAGAAAAATAGAAGACAATATGATGAATAGTTTCTCAACTGAGATCAGTAATTATATGGTCACAAGCGATAAAACGAATGATGAAAAAAAATTGCACCTTACAAAGAAATTAGAATTTTATGTCAAGGAATACTATATTAGAGTCAATGAGGAAATAAAAAGACACTTCGATGCTAATTAAATCTCAAGAACCAACAGACATAGAAATAAAAGAATATTTTGAATGGTATGAGAATAGGCCAGTAGATGTAATCTATGATATTCTAGGTCAAACGTTATGGTGGGGTCAAAGACAGGTTGTCAGGAATTCATTTAGTGCTAGAAATCTTATGCTTATTTGGAATCGTGGATCTGGAAAAACTTTTATGGATGCACTAATAGCCGTAACAAGGGCAATAATGTTACCAGGTGAAAGAATAGTTTGCTCCTCATCAAGTTTTAGACAGTCTAAATTTATTTTCCAAGAAGTGGAAAAGATGCATGCAAATTCTGTTAATCTTCAACAGTGTTGTTCCTCTGATCCGAGTAGGATGCCTGAAAATTGTATTCTGAAATTCAAGAATGGCTCCGTTATTTATGCAGTTCCATTGGGAGATGGCTGTTTAAGTGGGGATACACTTGTTACTTATGGTGATAGAATTGCAGATATGGATGATATAGGAAAAACAGTTTGGGGAAATGGAAAATTTAGAAAAACTGATGAACATTATTATAATGGATTCAAAAAAACAAAGATAGTCAAAACTGGAAAAAAATATTCATTTGAATCAACTTTAAACCATAAAATGAAAATTTTAAGAGGAAATGGTATAAAATGGGTTAGAGCAGATGAGATGGTTATTGGTGATAAAATTTTAATAGACATAACAGAGAGATGGCATGAAGGTAATTTTGAATGTACAGAAGATCAGGCTTATGCGCTTGGGATGTGCCTAGATCATAAATGTATTCCAAAAACTATAATGTCTTCTTCTAAAAAGAATATGGCATCTTGCATAAGTGGAATTTTTGATTCCGATGGTACTTTACAGGTGAGCAACAGAAAAGGCGGAACAGCAATTTCTATCTCCTTAACAAGTACTAGCACGAAACTGGTTAAGCAGGTTCAGTTTATTTTGTTGCATTTTGGAATTGTTTCCACTTTGGTAAGTAGACAGAGAAGCGGGAAAAACTATGAATGTCATGATTTGATAATAACTGGTAAAAATGTTGAAAAATTTCACGAGAAAATAGGGTTTAAATTAAAAAGAAAATACGACAAAATTGAACAGGCTTTAAAGCTAAAAATAAGAGACAAATCGTATGTAGATGATATAAAAGAAACAGCAAATAAAGACATTTTTTATGATGAAATAGTTTCGATTGAAGATGGAGAATGTCATACTTATGATATGCATGTTCCAAGTGGACATGAATATTGTGCAAATGGATTTTTTAGCCATAATTCAAAGATTCGTGGCCTTAGAGCGGATACACTAATCGTTGATGAAGCTGCATTTGTTCCTGAGAATATTATTAATGACGTTCTGTTGCCTACCATGAGTACTTCCAAGAACCCGATGGAAAATGTAGAACGCAAAAAAATGATTAAAAGAATGAAGTCAGAAGGCTTAGACACTACCGAAATAGAGGAATTGGATGGACAAAGATGTACTATATTCTCTTCTACTGCATATTTTAGATTTAATCATTTATTTAAAACGTATAGTGATTGGAAGGGTAGACAAGAAGATGGAGATAGTAGATATAGAGTACATTCATTTAATTTCTTAGATCCACCAGAGGGCTTCTTGGATTTAGAAGAAATTGAGAAACAGATGGACAATCAGACTGAAATTAAGTTCATGATGGAAAATCTCAGTCTCTTTCCTAAAGATTCAAATAATTTCTATCCTGCTTCCCTTATAAATAAAATCAAATCAAAAAACTGTAAAGTTATGTTGAAAGGGACAGAAAAAGGTATATATATCATAGGGGTTGACCCGGCCCGTTCCTCAGATAACTGCACAATTGCAGTATTCAAAGTGGAAGGTAGAGTTAAAAAACTAGTATTCTTGAAAGCTTTCAACAATAAGAGTTTCCCCTATGTAGCTGCTTATCTTAGAATGATGGTTGCTTTTTTTGATCCGGAAACTTTATCCATCGATAAGGGAGCTGGTGGTGGTGGAATGGCCCTTTTTGATGAGTTGAATCGTGAGGTTACTCATGACGATTTGGATAGAATGGTTGGAGAAGACAAGGGAGATATAGACCTTTCCGTGATAAAGCATTACGGACCAATTAGTGAAATAGAAGATACACCAAGTTCAGATTCATTGGTAAGCAATGCCAATAAATCAAAAAAGAGAATAATACAACTAGTTAACTTTACTCCTGAATGGATCAGTTCTGCTAATTTCTCTTTGAAATCTTCTATGACCAGCGAACAACCAACAGTCTTAATCCCTGAAATATTGGATGATAGCTGTTATGAAGACGATATGAACGCTAGTAAATACGACGATACTCTAGAAGAAATACATGAATTAGAGTCAGAACTTCAGAATATACAATTGAAGCAGAGTCGTGGTGGTAATTCGTTGCAGTTCGTGGCAGAAAATAGAGGAATTAAACGAGATAGATATACTGCGTTTCTTATAGGTGCGCAAGCGTGTATGGAATATATTAAATTATCCGACAACAAGGAAGAGGCAGTTAAAACAGCTTCTCTAGCCGATGGTTGGTGGATGTAATAGGAGACGAAAATGGCAGAAGAAAGAAAAATGGTTTTAATGGACGTAAAGGATGTTGGTGCCGGTAAAAAGAGAGCCACCATTGGATGGTCATCTGCTCAGGCTGTAAATATTGCAGATAATGTAGTTCAAAGGGATTCTTTGGAAACTTATCTAAAAAGTAATAAACTTGAACCAACAAAAGATCCGCAAAAGGCTATAGTTAAATGCTACGAGTATTACGATAATCAAGATATATTTGGAGCATATGTTGAAACTTTGATGGATTTTTCTATGTTAAAAATAGAGAACAGATCAAAGAACAAGAAAATTAAAAAGTTCTATGATGAATGGGTTAAAAAATCCAACGTAGAACATGCTATGAAATTAATGATGTTGAATTATTATATCTCAAGTAACGCTCACTCCTATGAGAAAACTATAAATTTGAAAAAAGGCGAAGATCTAAAAGATATTCCAGATGTTGATTCGTATGAGTCTTCTTCTAGTAAAGTAATGGAAGCTTTGGCTGCTAAAAAGGATAAGAAAAAGGGAGACGGTGAAATACCAATTTCCTTCACTGTTTTAAATCCTATGCAGATAACTGTTGAGGGATTGATTTTTAATAATAAAACTGTGTTAACCCTTGCTGTATCTGATAAATTAAAAGAGTTTGTAGAAAAGGCTCAAGAAAGTAAAGATTTAAAACCTTTATTGGAGGGTATCGATCCAGAAATTCTGAAAAGTATTAAAGCTGGTGGGAATATTATTCTTAATCCTAAAAAAACCAGAAGTTTGTATTGCAGGAAACAGGATTTCCAAGAATACGCTATGCCATATTCCGTTAAGGCGTTCCCTTATTATACTTTGCTAGAAATTTTGCGCAGAATGGATATCAGTACTGCTTCTGGATTCATTAACCAGTTAGTTACTGTGACAATTGGTAATGATGATTATCCTGCTACTAATGCTCAATTAAAAAAAGTAGCAGAACTATTCGGAAATCCTTCTAAATCTCTAGCTATGATTTATAACCATACTTTGCAAGTGAAATTTCATAGACCTGAAATTCAAGTGCTTGGTGACGAGAAATATATCCCTGCTATAAACGGAATTAAAAGAGCTTTGAGACTTCCATTGTTTTTGATTGATGGAACTGGTTCTAATTATGCTACTGCTGTAGTTGCCTCGAAACCTATTGTTGCCAGAATTAAACAGGCAATGAATGATTTAAAAGAGCAATGGCTTATCCCTATTTATAAAAGAATAGCTGATGCTATGGGATTTGATGAATATCCAGATCCTTATTTCGGTGAAAATGTTCTTGAAGATGAAAAAACAAAGATTGCTATTATGTCAGCGTTGCGTGACAGAGGACTAGTTTCTGCTAAGACTTCCATGGAGAAATATGCAGGGTTGAATAGTGAGCAAGAAATTGCAAACCTGACAGATGAAAAAGAATTAGTTGTTCAAGGAATAATTGGCGATCCTACATCTCCTTATCAGTCCAATTACAGAGACGAAACCGAAAGCAAAGAGGATGAAGAAGGAAATAAAAAGGGGAAAAAAAAGGTAAATAATGGAAGGCCAACAGATAATTTGACCGACTATCCAGATGACAGAGAAGATGCTCCACCGCAGGGTGAAGAGAGCTAAGTACCAAAAAAGTTTAACTTTTTTTGATAATTGGTTAAATATGAGTAGAGGCATATGTATTTGATATCATGCCAAAATTCGTGAGGTTTATTAGATGATTACCGAACAAAATTATAATAGCGCAACTATTCAAGCTAAAATGTTAAGCAATTTTGGCGATCATGATTATCTATCTGCTATTGCATCTACTAATAAGCAAAAAGATTTGCTTTATATTAAATTCCTCCTAGCTAGTTCCGGTGACAATAAAAACTGGGACGTATTTTTGCCAAGAGAAATGCTTAAAGCATGGAAAACCCCTAGAGACAAGCACATTAATTGGGGCCATGATCACGAAACAATTATTGGACATATTACCAATAGTGTATTGACAATTAACGATATAGTTTATACTGAGAGTGAAATCGAAGATTTACTAGCATCGGATGAACTTCCCAAGGGAAGATATGATATTTATTGTTCAGGCGTAATCTACAAAAGAGCTTGCCCACTTTACACCATAAAAATTATCGAATCTCAAGATAGTGAACGTGGAGAATCTGAATATTTGTCAGTTTCCATGGAAAACTTGTTTAAAGAATGGTATTACAAAATCGGTGATAAGATTTATGACAAATCTCATAAAGATGAATTTGAGCCTCTTAGAGAACGTAGAGCGTTGATGGACGGAGAAGAAATTTTTAGATATTTCAAAAATTTCATCTTTAGTGGATGTGGCGTAGTTGATGATCCAGCAGGAAACACAAGTGAAATACTTTCAGTTGCTGGAAAATTAGCAAGTCAAATATCCGAGACAGAGTTGAATAGTTATAAAGATATAACTAGGATTCCTGATGTATGTTCTGACATTGAATTATGTTTCAATCATGTATTGAGCAGTAAATTCTCCTCTAGCTTTAAAAGTGAAGAACTACAAGCTATTGCGTCAGAAATGAAAAGCAGGGGTTTATTGAATAAAATTTCTGGTGGTTATCCATTTTTAGCTACTGGCAAAAATGATGAAAGTTACAAGGTTCTTCTGGACAAAGTAAGCTTTGACGAAGATGTTTATGTGGCTTTCGCGGAAAACCAGAATTTAAATAGAGTTTATAAGATTTACGGTACTTCTATGGCTAACTTTGGTGTAGAAAATTTGATGGAGATGGTGACTGGCTCTGACCCTGATAAATTGGAAACATCGAAGGCAAAACTTAAAGTCAAGCGAATTCTTGAAAAAGACGACGAAATAGAACTAGACGCAATTACAATTAAATTTGTGTCCGACTCTGATGAGAGTCTAAATGTTGTCTCTGGAAAAGCTGAAGTACAGGGAAGTGAGGATGTGAAGCAATCAGTCCTTAGTTTCTTAGACGATTCTGACGTTGGGGGCAATGTTCAGGAAGAATCTACGGAACAACAATCAGAAGGCAAGGACAATCTTGAAAACTCTGAAAGCTCTGAAAGAGAGGAGACAAACGGAATGGCTAATAAAGAATTAAAATTAGTAGAGGAAACTGTGGAAACTGAGATTATCGAAGCAGAAGCAGAAACCGAAACTGAAGTAGCCGAAACAGTGTCTACATCTGACCAGGGCGATTCTAGTGATGAAAGTGAAAGTTCTGAAACACAGGTTGAAGAGGTTGCTAAAACTGAAGAGACTGTAGAAGATGAAGCGGTGGAAACCGAAGCTGAAACTACTGAAACTGAAGAAGAAGGAGCCAAGGAATCTGAAGCTGCTAAAGAAACTGAAGAAGCTGCTAAAGAAACTGCTGAAGAGGTAGTTGAAGAAGTAGTTGAAGAAGTGACAGAAGTCGTTGAAGAAACCGAAAAACCGGAAGAATCCGAAGCAGAAGTTATTATTATTGAAGACATTTCTGAACCAGTTGTTACCAACGCCGAATCTGACGTTGATTCTGCATCTGAGTCAGAAAATGAATCTGAAAATAAAAAAAGTTCTCAAGTAGTTGTGGAAACAGAAAAAGAAGTAGAAATCTCTATCAAAGAGAAAGAGAAGTCTACTTTAGATGAAACCAACCTTAGCTACTGGAAGGACAAATACACTTCTCTATTGAATGAAACTAATATGGTTAAGGCGCAAGCCTCGACTCAGTCTCGTTTAGGAGAAATGGCGTCTTTAGGATTCAATTTCACACCTGAAAGACAAGAAACTTTAACAAAGAAATTTTTGGACATGGACGATGAGATGTACCAAGACTATGCAAATGAGCTATTAGAAGCAAGAGTATGTGGTGAGATGCCTGAAGAGGTTACCGCTGCTGTCGCATCTATTCAAGGGAAACATGATGATTGGTCACAATCTAAAGTTACTTTTGAAGCTTGGAAGCAATTCTATGGTGCTGCTGCATCTGCTGCGAAGGAAGAGGATAAGAGTCTCATTCTTGGATTTGTGGACACGCTGAGAAGCTTGAAAACTAAAAATCCTGATGCTGATTTCGAAATGCTCGTTACTGCTGCTGTAGATGGCAAAGAAAAAGTCGAAACTGAACGTGATCCTGAAAAAGCACTAGAAGAGTCCGAAGCAACTGTTGACCGGGCTATTGAAGCTCTTCAAGAAGTTGAAGAAGTAGAAAAACCTTCGATGAATGTCGGAGGAAAGCTAGAGGGTGAGAACCCTTATAGCGTTATTTGGAAATAAGGAGGATATAGAATGTCCATTAAACCTCGTCAAGAAATTGACATTAACGTTTTTAACGTTATTGCAACTACGGGGCTGAAGGGTCAAGTCGTAAAGCAATCTGCAACTGATAATACTGTAGAACTCGCCACTAGTGGTGAAGGTCATGGTCTATTGTCACAAGATGTTTATGATTTCGATTCGGCATACCGTGATGGATACCGTGATCTCTCAACTACTGATGCAAATATTAGTGATGAAGTAGGGATTTATATGGGTCCAGGCCAATACGAAACTAATATTTTCGTGGGAACTGCTACTGCTGGAGATTTGCTTTATGCGAATTCATCCGGTTATTTAGAAGCAATCACCCCTCAAACAACTGACAATCCTATTGCCCGTTGCTACGAAGGCGGAGTTGCTGATGCTGCTGGCGATTCGAACACCGTGTTTATCGGTATCGACTTGCTTCCAGTAATCCAAGCTTAAGAGAGGAGATAGACAATGTTAGAAAATATTAATGAACTAGAACAAGCTCAAGCTTCGGCTTTTGCGAAGTCTATCGAATCAAAAGAAGAACGTGAGGCATTTGCAGCTACGTTTGAAGACCCTATTCAAGCTGAAGCAGATCCTATGTCTTCTGTACGTAAAATCTTTGATGTTGTAAAACTCAAAGAAGGTAGTCAATCCTCATTTCCGTTGGACATGGGAGACGTTGAAGCCTGGTACTTGCCACATATCGGTGGTGTGCCTCAGAACTTCGTAGAAGGTGAAGAACTATTCGTTCCTACCTTTACTATTGCGACTAGTGCTGAGTGGAAGCTTCAATATGCCAGAGATGGTCGTATCGATGTTATCAAACGCGCCAAAGAAAAAATGGCAAATGCTATTGTAGAAAAAGAAGAGTTGTCTGGTTGGGTCGTAATCGCTGCCGCAGCTACTGCTGATCGCACCGTTGCTTCCTCAGAGACTACTCTTACCAAAACTTTGCTTAACAGCATGTTCGTTAAAATGAGTGGAGGAGTGGATTCCAATGGTCTTCGCATCGACTCAATCTTTATGAACCCTGATAGTTTTGGCGACATTCGTAACTGGACTGACACAATGCTTGATGACGTGACTCGTCGTGAAGTATGGGTCAATGGCGGAATGATGAAAATCTGGAACGCTACCATTTATGAATTGAACACCTTGGACGATAATGAAGTATACGGTTTTGACACTAGAATCTTTGGTGTTATGCCTGTACGTCAGAAGTTGGTTACTAGGGACAAACCTAGTTCCATCGAAAAAATCCGTCAAGGAATTCTTGCCTGGGAAGAAGTTGGCTTTGCTGCTTTGGATACCCGTGGCGTCGTAAAAGGTACTATTAATCGATAAGTCGGTTAATTACTAGCCCTTAACCAAGGGGGAGGGTTTCCCTCCCCCTTGTTTTTCTTTATATAACAGGAGATTTGCACGCAGTTATTAACACTAATAATGCGGGTAGTTGTATTGTATATGATGGTGTAGATGCAGGAGGGACTGTTATGGCCGCAATAGATTTAGCCAAAGTGCTAGGCGCACTAGAATTCAATGCGCCATTTAGTGTTGGATTAACAGTAGTTTCTCTTGGTGCTTCTGTCATTACTGTTACATACGAATAAAATATACTTGATGATTTGCTATATTTGCGTTATATAATATATAGATGAGTGTAATAAAAGCCATAAATTTAGGTCCGGAACGTTTGTACGGATCATTTAAATTACCCTATGGTAAACATGAGGTAATAATTCCTAGTCATGTCGCAAAAGAATTTAAAGAAAATCTTATGTCTGACAGAGATAAAGGCTTCATAAAAATAAGCGGAATAATCTCATTAGTTGATGACACAGATACTCCTGAGAATTTTTTCGGCATAAAAGATAACGATTTTAGATTGTATTTGAAAAAGATACGAATGGACAATCTTAGAAGAATAAACTTTAAAGTTGTGTGCGATATGGTAAGTAAAGGATATTTCGATGATTTGGAAATACTAAAAGAAATTTACATGTATTTCAATTCAAAGATACTTAGATCAGAAATAAAGGAAAGGGTTGAGCTTTTAGCTCTAGAAATTGAAAATGAAAAGAAAATTGAAGGTATTAATAGCGACTGATTCTCCTAAGTTAACTACAGGTTTTGGCAGAGTTGGAAGAGAGATCACAAAGACATTGGACGATACTGGACTGTTTGAGATTGAGGCCATTGCCTGGTTTCATCCAAGAGATAAAGATGGTAACCCTATTCCCTTCAAATACCATCATAAATTACATTTCACAGACCCTAGAGATACAGCAGATAATTACGCTGACAAGACTAGTGAAAAAATAATTAGAGAATTTGGTCCAGACATTGTTTTCACTTTAGGTGATATTCCATGGATGATTGAATGGGCGGCACGAAACAGACGTATCTGTGGATATGAGTGGATTAGTTATTTTCCGATAGATGGGGCACCATTTGATTTAGAGAATAGACAGTTATTAAAGGCAATGGATCTTCCAGTTACATTTACGAAATTTGGAATTGATGAGATTGCAAAAGTTGATGACAGAGTTGTAGTTGAGGAAATTCCTCATGGTGTGGACACTGAGGTTTTCAAGCCCTTAAACCCAGTGGATGTTGCAAGGTACGGAAGGACAGCCTTCCCGAATTTTGACGACATTTTTATTGTGGGTACTCTTGGGCGTAACAATCCAAGGAAACAGTACCCAATAATTTTTGAAGCTTTCAAGGAATTCTCAAGAGATAAAGATGATGCATTTCTTTATTGTCATTTAGCTGAAAACGATACTGGATTAGGCCACAAAATGAAAGGCTTGATCGAGAGAAATAATTTAGTTGGAAAAGTGATGACTCCTCAAATAAGCGTATGTCAGGGAGTTCCTGATGATACGTTAAATCACGTAATTAATTGCTGCGATGTTGGTTTATTTCCATATAGTAGAGAAGGTTGGGGATTGGGCATTTCTGAATTCATGGCATGTGGCAAACCAGTACTGTTTACTGATTATGCTTCTGCGCCTTGTTTCGCTAAAGACGGAGGAATTCCTCTCAAAGTCAAAGCGTATAACACTGGAATACATCAGAATTTAAAAGATGCGATATGTGATGTAGACTTTATTGTCGAATCATTAAACAAATTGTATTATAATCCTAGCCTTAGAGAGAAGTATGGCAAAGCAGGACATTCCAAGATTCAAGATTATTCGTGGAACAAGGTAAATGCTAAGTGGAGAGAAATATTTGTTAAAATGCATGAAAAGGCAAATATGTGATATATTTTTCGGTAAAAAGTTAATTATTATTAGAGGGTTTATACATGGCACAGACAAGTTATACAAAAGCACAGACAATAGAGGCTACTCGCAGATACAGTTCCGATACTGAGCGAGATGAGAGAACAGTTGTTATCGGTGATGGTATTACTGTGTCTTATGAAGTTGACAATTATCCATGTAATATGATCTCGTATTCGGTGTACGTAGCAGGTACGCTCCAAGTAGAAGATACTAGCTACACTATGAGTCCAGAAGGATTAGTAGATTTTATCGTAGGAAATATCCCATCTGCTGGAGATGAAATAGAAATTCGTTATGCGCATACTATTTACACCGATGATAAAGTTTGGAATTTCATTAAAGGGGCAATTCCCCTTGTTAATATGTGGTGTCCTGCCTACGGTACTCAAGTAAATGATGCAGGTACAGATTTCGAAAGTAATCCCACTGTCAATGGTGGAGAACTTTATGCGATGCAAGCCGCAATTTATATGACTGAGGATAGCAAAGATCCTATTGGTGGAACTGATGGAATTATGATTGAGCATGGAGACGAAAAGGTAGATACAAAAACTGCTGCAATATCCAAACGTGAAAAAGTAAAAGACCTTCAGACAAGATTAAACCAACTCCTGACAAATTGTCGAATGGGCAATGGTCAGCCGTACATGCGAGTGTAACATGGCAAAATTTATGTCAACAAGGACTCTTAATGCTTATAAGAAAGCTAAGGAGCAACTCAGAGAAGATCTTGGATATATCGCTTATTTAGTGAATGAGAACATTACATCTCAATGTCCTAACTGTTATTTTGACAGAAAAACCGGGAGAAGTAGTGAAGTATACAACGCTGAGGCAGATGTTCCAGGTCCAACACCTTTTACCAATGGGAAATGCCCGGTTTGTAAGGGTGCAGGAGTATTGACAACTACCTCTAAAAGAGGCATCAAGTGTACATATATTTGGATTAAAAAAGGTGATAGGTCTTTTGCCCCAGAAGGCGAGATTGACCATGATATATGCAGACTTAGAGCACCAAGGGGATATATAGATTTATTCAGAAATGCTGACTACATTGAAGTGGATGAAATAAAAACTGAAATATTTAAGCTACCAATTCCAGTAAGCTTTGGCAGACCTAAACAAATGTCAATGCAGATAATTCTGAAAAGAAGTGACTAATGAAACTGAGATTCAAGGAATACATCAGTAAACTAAAGAAAATTCAAAATGTTTTACCACATAATGTGAATAAGGCAGTCGTTGAAATTAAAGATGTTTTTTCTTACCATTTGGTTAACGCTACGTTTTGGAATCCAGCGGCTACATATGTTAGTCCTAGTTGGAGAGCCGGAACACCATACACTTTAATAGATAGTGGTGCGTTAAAAAGTGCCATGAGAAAGTCTTTTAGATATAGAAAATCTGGAGAATTTCTTACTGGATTTTTTATCAATGCAGAAACCATGGATCAATTAAATGTTCAAGAATCAAATACAATGGGTGAATCAAGTAATACTTTTCCTTATTGGAGGAATTTTGAATACGGTGCTTCTGGATCTAGATGGACAGGATTTAAGTTTACTTATGATAATTTAAATCTTGCTAGAGGACACATGACATTTGCTGGTGGATCAAGTAGCTACAAATATCCAGGGATAAAGCCAGTGCAAATGTTTGCGAGAACACAAGCAGGTTTAAAAGGTAGAAGAGATTGGTATAGAAGCAAATTAGTTAATGCAGTTAAAGCCACAGCAAAGAAAAAAACTTATAGTGGATCTAAACTTTTTGAAAGTGCTACATAACAATGAATAGAAATCGTAGAATAATCAACAGTTTACATTATTACATAAAAAATTACGTTTTATACGATAATGGTTATATATTAGTAGAGACTGGGAAAACTCTGACTCAAGATAGTGAACATCCCCTGATTTATACTTCAGGAGACATCAATTGGACATATAGAGAATTAGCGAGTTATCCCATAGTTGTATATGACAATGCAGTAGAAGTTAATTCTTCTACTTATATTATAGATTTTGAAGAGGGACAGATCGCTTTTGATTCTGTTCCAACTGGTACGGTAACTGCTGATTATAGGCATGACACGTACAACGTAGACACGTATAATAGAGAGGATGTAATTGATAGGAACGATTTACCGTTCATTTTAATTGATTACATGACGACTCAACCCGCGCAAGGGATGCAAATTGGCGGTGGAGATTTAAGACCTTTCAACTATGCGATTTATGTATTAGAAAATTCAGATCCTGAAGCTCAGGATGTTTGTGATATTATAACAGAGAATTTCAGGTGGTCTTGTCCAGTTTATACGTTTGAAGACGGTTTTCCGATTTTGTATGACGGAACATTAAACCCTGATTGGGATGAACAGAACGCTTACTCTAATCATGCTGTGATTAATGAGCCAACGACTAGTCCCGCAAGGATTTCAAATCCTTCGAAGAAAGAGAAACATAAGTATCAAATCTTGATGGAAATTGTAGATCGAGATTATTAATCGGTGTTTTAATTGTTGTTTGCCCCCAAATGACAATAGTTAGCCAGTGAAAAAAATAGGAGGTATAAACAGGACATGCCTACATTAGAAAATAGGAATATTTACCCAGGCGAATCTTTGTTTGGTGATGATTATGTCCTGCGTAGAGTACAAACCTTCGGTTCAAGTACTTCTTTCAATAACGAAGACGTTTTCGAAATTGGTAATGCAGATGTTGTGGAAGCTGTGGATGATGTTCCAGCCGTATCAATTACCTGCGATACTAATGACTATGCTTCTTTGCATAATTTAGCGGTCTTTTCCAATAAAGATCCACTTACTGCAAATTATGTTAGTGTTATTAGTTTTCAAAACGCTCTAGTCGATATCTATGCTCCGGTTATCCGTGAAGTATATTATGGATTAGAAAATGATGAAGTTGCAGCGGTTACCGCCGCTAATGGTGAATCACCAATTTTCCGTACCCAGTATCTTTCTGACTGTGCTGTAAACAGCATTGCGGCAACTTACACAACGGGTGGAAATGCAACTGAAAACTTCGCTTTGGAAGGTGACTCTAAAGTTTGGTTCTTTAATAGTGGTAGTAACGTAGTTTCGGTTACAGGTGATGCAGCGGAAGTAATTCCTGCTGGAGAAGCTGGACCTTATTATGGATATTACTATGATGGAAAGACTACCAAAGGTGGAGTATTAGCTCCTGACGCGACACAGCGTAACAATGGCTCTTGGGCCTTGCGTGTGGCTGTTGATGAGAGCAATTTAGGTACTTACGTCGAATACGAAGAGCAAACAGTGTTAGCTAATCTAACAACTGGACAATACTACGCTGATTCATCAGGTGTCTACATGAGTAGTGCCGCAGTTGTCTCTGGTAATGATGTTCAGACTAGATACATTGCTCCGAGTGGTGGAGAGTACTTTAGCAAGGACAATGATAGTTTAGCTGCGATGCGTCAAGGTCAAGCAGAACTGTATATTTTCGATTCAACTGCGGATCGTAAGATACAACTTGATCCAGATGGTATTTATGGTGCTTCTGGAACTCCTTTCTGGAGAGTTCAGAGTGCAACCGTAACCGTACCATTGGCTCGTGAGCAGTTGCCAGAGCTAGGTCATATTAGACCTTATGCTCGCCCTTTAACATTCCCGGTTCCTGTAACTGTTTCTATCGAATCTACGGATCACGATTTAGAAATGGCACAGAGATTGACTGACAAAGAGGGTGACTCCGAAGTCGAAATCGGCTTGGATGACTTTTTGAAAGACAAAAACTTGGTTGTTAAACTTTATCGCTATACAGACGAAGAACGTGCAGAAATTGCTAGTTTAATTCAGAGAAATGATGCCACAATAACTAATCCTTATTTGACAGTTTCTTCTGGTATTGCTCCAGCTTCTACTAACTTCTACGGTGATTCACCAGCTTCTGGCCTTACTTATAAGGGTAGACAAGTGAATACTCAGGATCTGTATCCGAATAAAGTAGTAATCGTTAAAAAACTTATTCCAAGCTCAGAAGCTCAAAATATGAGTGTTGGCTCTAATGCAACACAAAACTTTGACTTCCGCGCCGATAATGCGTATTGGGTTCTCGGACCCGCCGCTGAAGGCATCTCTACTGCTGGAGTGTATACTCCAACTACTACAGAAGATATTTTCGAGCCTTACGATTACGCACAGATTTAATCTGCTATGAGGTTTGCCCTAGAAGTCTAGGGCAGACCTTTTTAAAATTGAATAAAAGTAAAGTCGTGCTTCATGCACAGAAAAGGTATTGTTATGAGTTACAAAGGTAAAGAACCTCACAAAGACAGCAAAATTTCCCCCAGAGAATCAAGATCAAAAATGGATTACATGGTGAAAACCTTGTTTAAACGATTATTCAGAGAAACCTTAGAGTTTACTGAAATGGGTACGTTTGAGCATAAGGGACAGTTCGATCTATTTAAAAAGGCATTTCTACGTTTTGGAAACGATAAGATTAGGGACTTCGAAGAGAAGTTTGTAGATTATAAAGTTGAATATGTGGAAACCAGTGAAGACCTTATGATTTTCAGAGTTAAAAACGGAGGCAAGGGATAATGACTACGCTAAAAGAAAATGAAGAATACCGTGATATCGAAATCGAAGAGAAAAAATTTAGGCTGATTAAACCTACTGTAGAAGATATTAGACAAGCAGATTTTCAATATAGTAAAGCATTGAATGAATCTGTGGGAGAAATGAAGACCTGGGGCCAGATGAAAATTGCTTTGGAAAAAGCTGATATTTGGACAGAGAAAGATGATGCCGAACTTGAGGCATTGCAGGTAGGAATTAAAGAAAAAGTACAAGATCTTGAAAGCAATTCAACTCTAACTAATGAAGACAAGATGGATATTAAAGAATATTTGGATGCTACTCGTTGGCTGTATAACGCCAAGAATGAAGCATTATATTCTTATTTGTCACATACTTGTGAATCAAAAGCTGATGAGGCTAAGATCTTTTTTTTGATGCATCGAATCGTAAGAAAAGCTGAAAATGTAAATCAGAGACAATGGGACAAGTTTAAAGACTTGATGGACAGCACTGATAGTATTTTGGCCGTATCGTTGGTTAAGCCAGTTATGATGTTTTTGAATGGTTTGCCAGAAGATTTGTCAGAGCTATATCCTGAGAACAAGTTAAAAATTGATAGTTTGGAAGAAGTATTGGAAGAATCTGTAGCTAAAACCGAACCGAAGAAAAGGCCGGGAAGACCAAAAGGTAAGGCTACGAAGAAGTTAGTAAGTAAAAAATCAGTAAAATCAGTAAAAACCGTTGAAAAAGTGTAACTTAGAAGCTATTTTGGGGTAATTATATTATAGGAAAGGGAATAGGAGATTTTGAATAGCTGATATTTTAGCTGTTGAATCTCCTTTTTTCATGGAACGGAACGGAATGGAACAAAAAAGCACAATAAACGAAATATCAATGAATAGAAGAATTGTAGAATACAGAGATGAATTCTACTATGTTTCTACTCCATCTATGGCATTACTTGAGAAATCAGACAGTATCTACAAAAAAAAGGTACGTGAATTCATGGATGAAGGAATTAGATCAGAAGAAGAGTTGGCTCAGATAATGAGGGACGATGGTTCTTTCACAGAAAAAGAAGAAGAGAGATGCGAAAAGCTTACGAAAAGCATTGACAGGCTAAAAGAATTGGTCAAGAAATTGGGCAATACTCGTAACTCAGAAAAATATCGGGAACAATATAAGAAAAGAATAGAAGAGAATTCTGAAGAGTTATTTAAATTGCAAAGTGTTAAGCACAATTTTTTGTCTATATCTGCTGAGTCTCAAGCTAGCACTTATAGGATGCAATTCCTCTTACCATATTGTGTATTTGATATTGATGACCAAAGACTATGGAAGGCTCATAGAGAGTTTAATGACGAATCTGATGCTGATCTAGTCTCAACTCTTTTTAATTCATTCATCTCTTTCTATAGTGATCAGAATGAGTGCGAGATAAGAACCATGTCAAAAGATTCTGAATGGAGAACGATGTGGAGGACAGCGATAAAAACCGGGATGGAAATATTTGCTACACGAATTTCAGAGTGTACAAATTCTCAGATTAGTTTAGCTGTTTGGTCACAGTTTTATGACAATGTTTATGAGAGGCATGATTGCCCTCCAGATTATATAATTGAGGATGATGATTTGTTAGATAAATGGCTAGAAGATCAAAGTGAAAAAGATTCGAAAGATAAGTCACAATCATTTGGTGAATCATCCAGCGGAAAAGATGCATATTCTCATCAAGATGTAATGATATTTAGAAAGAAAGAATATCACTTCGAAGAATTTGCAGATAAACAACAGATTAGAGATTTTAACGAAGCCAACGAAGAATTGGGCATTGAAGTTAAAAAAGATATTATGACAGGCGAAATTGTAGAGGAATAAGTTATGCCAGACAATGTAATACTAGGTTTTGAATTAGCGGGTTTTTCTGGAAACAAAAAAATAACTTTGGATCAGGCTAACGCTGAAATCCAGAAGTTAATCAATAAAGCCAGAGAATTCGAAGCAACTTTCGGCAGAGCTATGACCAGAGGTCAAGCTGGTGCGTCTAGTGGTGTTGCAGGAATGTCTCAACCTGGTTTATCCGGAAGTGGGTCTGGCGCTTTTATGAGAACTGGCGAGACTGTTATTGCTAAAAGTAGATCGTTAAATAAAGAAGCAGCACAAGAGGATAAAGACGAACAGAAGAGATATGTAAGACGTCATATGGAAGCTATCAAAAAGGTAGCAAAAGAAGAAAGAGATGCCGCAAAAGAGAAGGAAAAAGAACTTAAAAGACTTAGAAGTTTAGACAAAATGGTGTCAGATGACGAAATAAAAAATGCGATAAATCTTCGAAAAGTAAAAGAAAAAGAACTTAAAAGATTGAGAGATCTTGATAAGAAGATGGCAGATGATCAAATGAAAAATGCCAAGAATGAAAGGGCAAGATTAGAAAAAGCAGGTAGAAGTAGAAGAAAACTTGCTAACGCTCATCGTGGCATGATCAATCAAATGGTCAAAGATAATAAACGTGGAGAAGTCAGTTTTAACACTGTACTTTCCCGTGTTGTTAAATGGGGCGGAGCTATTTCTATTATCATGGGTGTAGAACGTGCGTTAAAAAGCATGTTCAGTACCATGATGGATGTTGAACAGGGATTTATTGAAATAGAACGTGTTTCCGATCCTTTGTTTTTTAGTATGCAGGAAACTATTAAAAATACTAAGATTGTAGCTAAAGAATACGCTGTCAGCATTATGGATGCTCAATCCGCTATTAAATTATTTATTCAACAGGGCTTTTCAATGAATGATTCGTTGGACTTGGCGAGAGCTTCGCTTGCCGCAGTGAACATTTCAGAGTTGAATGCAATGGCTTCTACTGAGGCTTTGACCGCTGCCATCATTCAATTTAATAAACCAGCAGAGGAAGCTATGAACATTGTGTCTGCATGGTCGAATGTTGCTGACACTACTGCTATTGACGTGTCTCATATGGCAGACGCTGTTAAAAAGTCTGGTGCTGCCGCTAAATCAGCCGGGGTATCTTTTAATGAATTGAATGGTATGGTTGCTGTTGTTGGTTCTGCGACTAGAAAATCTGGACAACAAATTGGTACTGCGTTGCGACGTATCTTTAGAAATATCGCAGCAGATAAAAAATCTTTACAAGCGTTCGTTGATTTAGGGGTACACGTAAGAACAATAACTGGTGAAACCAGAGATATGACTGATATGCTTGGTGATTTAAATAAAGTTTGGGGCAAGTTCTCCAGTGATCAGAAAAAAACTTTTGCAATTAAAACAGGTAAGAGATTCTTTAATGAAATGCTTATTCTCATGGATAATTATGATGATGCATTAATCGCTACAGAATCTTCAATCAATTCATTTGGTGTGGCAACTGTTAAAAATGAAAAAACATTAGGAAGCATCAACAAACAAGTGCAAGCCTTAAAGACTGAATTTCAAGGCTTATCGGTATCTGTTGGAGACTCTGGAATATTGGAAGTTATGCGTGGTGCCGTTGTAGCTATCAAGATAGTAATAAAACAGTTAGAGTCAATACCTAAGATGGCTAAAGTGGGAGTTATCGCTTTGGCTGGATTAGCTACTGCATTCGCCGCTCTTTCCGGTGCTATGGGATTTTTAACTCTTGGGAATGTTAATTTAGCCAAAACTTTAACTACGAAGTATAGATTGTGGAAATTGAACAATTTAGAGATGGCAAAAAATTTAACAATAAGCTTAAAAAACAAAAGTGCCATAAAAGCTATTGCTACCGAATTGGGATTGGAAAGAAAGCAAGTAGTAGAATTAATTAAAGAAAGACAGAGACTTAATGCAGTAAGGCAATCTAGACAAACTACATTGTCTGGTGAAAAACCTGGAGCTAGCGCAAAATGGCAAGGAAGAGCCATGGCTGGTGCAGGAGTAGGAGTAGGAATAGGTATAGCGGGATCTATTATCGGAGGAGCTATGTTATCTAAAGATAAAGATAGTATGGCAGGAACTGCTATATCAGGCATGTCTGGATCTTTAGCTGCTGCTGCTGGTATTTTTATGATGATGCCAGGTTTGATAGGAGGCGTTGTTGCTGCTTTGATTACTTTGGGTGGTGTTTTTGGAGCTCTTTTTCAAATGCAAGAGAAAAAAAGAAAAATAGCCCTGGCCGCTATGGAAGCGTACAAAAAAGAGGCAGATCTTTCTAGGCTTAAAGTAAGTGGATTAAGAGTATCCTATCTTCAATTGAGCAAGGAAATGGAAAAAGAAGGTCCACTTAGAAATCTGAAAAAAATAAAAGATTTAACAAAAAAAATAACTGAGATCTCTCCAGAACTTATTGAGGGATTTGACAGAATGGGCAATCCTATATTGGTTGCTGCTAAAAATATGGATTTATTAAAGACAAAAATAGATGAAGCGATTTCAAAACTTGGAGATCTTGGTACGCAAAGTGCGAGAGCATTTTTCTTCAAACAAGAAGAGGCTAAAAAACCTACAGGTGGTCCTGATTTTTTCGGGACTGCACATAAAAATAGAACTTTAAGCAAAACTACAACGAAGTTGAATATGTCAACTGGGATAATGAATAGATTTAATTCTCCCTTGCGAGAGTCTGGCTTTGACTTCTCTGACGAAGCGACTTATTTTAGAAAATTATTAGAAGAAATCGAAAAATTTAGCACAAAAATTAATGCAGAACTTGATAAACCAGATAACTTCAGTAAAGAGCGCATTAAAATGCGTAACGAACAAAACGTAGTACTCATGGATTCAAAAAAAGAAATAAATGATCAACTATCGAAAATGAAGGAACAAGCCGAAATAGAAGGAAGGGTAGGACTAAGAGGCAAATTTGGAGACAAGTTGTCAGAATCATTTGGAACCGGAGTGTTGGACCCAGACAGGCTCAAGAAAACAATCTCTAATTTAGGGGGAACTTATGGAAGTCAAGCCGGAGCTTCAGAATTTGCCAAAATAATGATTTCAGAATTAGGAAAAGATATAGATAAAGCGTGGTCAGAAGGCCTTATTTCTCTTATTAGTAATGATTTCTCGAAATCAATTGTTGACGGATTAGGAGATGATGTTAAGAAAGCGTTTAATTCTGGAGGAGGAATTGACGTAAATGAATTTAAAAATTCTAAGGTTCTGCAACAATTACGGGATGGTATAGTTGGCGGAACTATGTTCGTTGTTGCGGATGCAAAAAATACGATACAAAGAAGACTTATTTCTGTTGGGAAAAAAGATGGTGAGTTACAATTTTACGACAGTGTATTAGGGAGCATAGTTGGAGAAAAGGGATTGCTTCTTAAAAAGGGACAGATGGTTAAAGTTATAGCTGATCTTGCCGCGACAAAAGATTCTGAAGAAGGACTGCCAGGTGATTCAGACGGTGGTGGAAAAGGCGACAGAATAAAATATGATAGATTAGAAACTTTTATTCCACAATTGATGGAACATAATAAAAGATTGTTCAGTATTCAAAGCAGACATTTGAGTGATATGCAAAAACTTACCGATGAGTCTCCGTTTTCTGCCAAAGCAATTGAAAGAGAATCAAGAGAATTAGCCAAAGCTTTAAATATGAGAGAAAAGATTTTGGGTGGTGCCGATAAATCGCTTGTAGGAAAATTTAAAGATATAAAAGAAGGTAAAGGCAGTGGTGCTAAAAAAAGTGCTTTGGCAGGTAGATTTTTAGAGTTTCAAGGACAAAAAAATAGAGTCACCTCTATGGCTACGTTAGAATTCATGCAAGATGAGTTCGTGGCTGAAGTGGCGAAGGGGAGAGCAGGGATAAAAGCATTAGAAGGAAAAAAAGATTCGGAAGGAAAACCTATAAAAGGTGTTCCTGCACTTTTAGAAGCCGCCAAAAAAGAATTAAATAGTCTGATTAAGTTGCAAACCAAACTTTCAGACATGACCTTGGAAGTTGAGAAATCTTTAAAAACAACATTAAAAGCACAACATGCCTTTGATGCTGCTATACTGAAGAGTTCCACATCAATGGCCGAGTTAGTATTTGGAACTAATAGAATGAAAGTTTCGTTATCAGAAGCTTTGGGGATATTGAAGGAAGACTCTGGAGCGTTAAACGCTTTTTCTGGACTTATCTCTGCTTTGCCTGGGATGACAGGTAGAAGCGTTGATGTAGCCATTGCGCAATTTAGCAATTTAAGAGATCAAATAAACCTACTAAGTACTGGACCCGAAGACGGAGGAGTGCTTCAGAGGCTTCTATTCATAAAAGGCCCAAAAACTGAATCTGCTGTTAAAGAAGCTTTGGGAGATTCATTGCAAGCGATTAGAAAAGGACTTGCAGATGAAGGTCTTAAATTTTCTGACTTATTCAAGAATGGTTCCATCAGTGACGACCATATGAAGAACCTATTGCTTAAGGCTAGAAAAATTGGCGTAGGACAATTGACCGAAATGGCTAATTCTTTGAAGTCTATATTTGCTTTTGTCTCTGGTCAAGTGTCAAACATGGCTAAAGGAAAAGACCCTGTTACTGGTATGCCACTTGCTGACTCAGTAGATCTCAAGAAGATGATGGGTGGCTTCGGACAGTTTGGAGATTTTGCTCAAGCGTCTCTTGATAAGGAAATATTGAGTCCGTTCATTGCGATAAATTCTGAATTACAGAAGTCTACACATGAATTTGACATCTGGGATAATAAGCTTCAAACTCTTGGCAGCTTAGTATCTAAAATGCATAGTGCCGTGATAAATCTGAAAACAGCAAATCAAAAAATAGTGAATGATGTATTATCTCGCTATGGAACGAGCCTTGATGAAATACAGAAAAAAACTGTAGAGTTACAAAGAAGGTTTGAAACTATAAGTGACATAAAATCTGGTATAACTGGTGCGGGTAGAGAAGGGTCTATTGAGTTAGGAATAGAACGTACCGTACTTGAAAGACAATACAATAGGTCCATAGCGGAAACAGTAGATAAAGCGGCTGGACTTTCGCCTGAGATGGAGCAGTTCAAAAGAATTTCTGAGGAAGTCACGACTAAAATGCGTGAAGCAATGGACCAAACTCAGATAGGGAGACATATTAATCAGTTAATAGATTCGTTGAATTCACTTTCTATGGGTTTAGGCACTCTTAATACCCTATTGGGCGGGTCTGGAACTCCTAACGCTATTGGTTCGTCTGCCAATTCCGGGCTGGCGAATAAACCTTATTTTGATGAAAAATCATCTAAAACGCTTTTTGGTGATAGTTCTCCATTCCATGATATGAAGAAAAAGACAGGTCTTTCATTAGGGAATAGTAATCTTTTGAAGACTATTGAGAATTATAATGCGACCAAAAAAGCCGAAGGAAACAAGAAGTCAACAGCACCCATTGATGTTGATTATTCAAAGCTTATATCAGATGCAAAAGCTGCACAAGAAGTATATAATAAAGATTCAGCAGATAACGATACTGAAACAGCAGTATTCGAACTAAATAAAGGCATGACAAAATTATATTCTTCAACTGCCGCTTGGTCGATGACAATGTCAGAAGCAGGAATTGCAATGAAATTTAATCAATCTGCTATTTCTAATCTTGACACAGCCATTGGTAAATTAACAGCGGCCTATGCAATTAACGGTAAACAGGCCAATTTAGATCAAATAGAAGTTCTTCAAAAGATAAGAGAAGAATATGAACAGAATATTCTAGTCCTTAATATCTACAAGGCTGGGGTAGATTCTGTGGCCTCTGCTGTAACTGGATTTAGCTTTGCTATGGGTGATGCAATGGTGGAACATGAAAATAAAATGTTGGAATTACAACATGATAGAATTGAATTGCAACGTGACTTGGCAGATGCCCAAGCGTCTGGAGCAGACGAATCTGAATTAGCTAAAATAAGATATGATATCGAAGGCATTAACATTGAATTGAATAAACTCAAAGACCCATTTGAAATGGTTGGAAGAAAAGTTGCTTCAGATATTGGTGGAGCTTTTCAATCTGTGATTGACGAACAGACCAAGGGTGGATTATCTGATCTTATGAATAGATTTTCTCCGGTTAAAATTGGTCCTCAATCAGTTGGAGATAAAATAACTGATACGTTAATGAATAACGCTCAAAAAATCGGCGAAGAAATGGCTACGGGTTTTAAGGGCGGAGTTAACGGAATTGGTGGAACTACCGCTGGAGCAGGATCATTAGCCAGTATGGTAGCAGATAGAGCTTCTTCCGGGAATATGGAACAAGGACTTACTCCTGCTGAAATACAGGCAATCGGAAATCTGGTTGGTTCTGCTGGTCAATTTGGCGGAATAGCTGCAAATGCTTTAGGAGCCAATGTTCAAGTTGGCGGAAAAATGGCGCAGGCAGGAACTGGTATCGGACAAGGTGTGGGCGGCATTCTTGGAACTATTATTGGTGGAC